AGTACTGTATGGGCGGAGGACAATGGGTGGACAACCCGGACTACGATCCAGCCGCACCGGTGATGGACGGGGACTGGCAGAACTGGAACCCGAAAAAAATCTGGGTACCGAGCAAAAAGGGACTGGGAATGCGGAAAGTCTTCGACGACTGTAACCAGATATATGGCAAGGATTTCATACGGTATGAATAACAAAAACCCCGGGAATCACTCCCGGGATTTTTCCATGTCCTCGCGGATCAGGCGCTTCAGGTAACCCTGGACGTTTTCCTGCTTGTCAAGTTGATCGATCAGTTCCTTGTCCGTGTTCCTGCTGAGTTTCAGGCTGTACCAACGTGCGTTTTTCTGATCGCTTGCGGTGTTTCCCATATTACCACCGCCCCGTAATGATGTCGTTCCAGGATTCAGCGAACGCTTCGGGCGTCAGGCCTTCCGGGAGATCGTCGTCAGGGTCCATCCAGCTGATGTACTGAGCAGCCTGCTCGACGGTGATGGCTTCCGGGGTGGTATCGGCGTTCTCGATCCAGTTCTGTGCCAGCTCTCTGATTGTCATGATGATCGCTCCTCTCTCTGCATTCAGTGTAACATGGTTGTCAAGCTCCAGCCTCTGGTGCTGGCTACGGCCTCCGGGAGTTCCGGGGACCGTCTGCTAGGATCAGGTGATAATCAGGTCATTCTCCGAGAGTTCAAGGAACTTCTTCAACACTCGCATTTCCCAATCCGGGACATTTCGCTCAACCGTGTATACCGCCTTGTCAAGCAATCTTCCGTGCTTTGCCATCGCTCTGACAAGTTCATGCCAGCAATACCATTTCATTGCTTCTTCCGGGCTGATGACCGTCTGCCCGTTTTCAATTAAAATCCGTGCCATCTTGATTAGACCTCCTTCGTCTTTCTCCAGCATCTGGTGCTGGCTACGGGGTCTGTCGTGCAGGCCCCGTCTGCCAGGATCAGAAGTCCTGTTCTTCCATGCGGAATTCAACGTTGTACCCCATGCGCTTCAGCTGAAGGTACCTGTCCCATGCATCGTAGTAATCCATTGATGCGTACTCAGGATCTTCGTTCAGAAAAACAACCCACACATTGCGCTTCATCGTTCGTTCCTCCTCTCTTTCTGGCTGTCTTGGGGTGCCACCCCTGTCGTCGAGGATAGAATATCACGGGGTACCACCCCTTGTCAAGCACTTTTTTTTCAACCAATCAAAAAAGCCTGGAGCCATTGAAAAACCTTATCGGGAAGGTCGCCATCCATACAGATCCAGAAAAAATCTCAAAAAAATTTCAAAAAAAATATTTCACGCCGAAAAAAATGCTTGACTGCATACACTTGACAGCGTAATATGCTATATAGATATTAATCTATCCAATCGCGATCCAACCGCTTACCAACCGCCTGAACAAGGCGGCTTTTTTATTTTGTCTTCCAACCATAATCCGGGAAGCAGATCACAGCCAGATCGGCAGAAAGGCAGATCACAGGCCATGAGAAAACCACCTTGATCAACACCATCACTCACATTTTCCAAATCAATCAATATCACCTGTAAATCCACCAACAGCCAGAAAGCCATCACAGCTTCTCTGGCTCTTTTTTATTACAGGAATAACAACCACTACCATAGCCAACAAGCCACCAACGGCTTGACAGGCATAAAAATGAGCGTAAGGGAGCATCCCGGCAGGGGGTCGAGGAGGTGAGATCATGCCAAGGAAAAAGAGCGAAAATCTGACCGTTGACCAGGAGCGATTCGTCAGAATGCAGGCGAACGGTCTTGAGTTCCCGGAGATTATTAAACTGATATTCGGGAAAGATAGATCCGATAAGGATTATCACAACTATGAAAGCAAACTGTCCAGATGGAGCAAGCATCCGAAATATGAGGAAGTCTGGAAGGACGAGGTCCGGAAGCAGGATTACAGCGATTACACGATAGCCAGGAACACGCTGCGAAGATCCATGAAGGATCAGAGTGATAAATGGCTGGCCATGCAATCAGCGGTCAATGTCATGAACAATTCCGGGAAAAGGATCTTCGGTGCAGAGGAAAACGCGGTCACGGTCCGGATCGAGGGGATGCCGGATCTGGGATCTCCTGACCAGGCTGATGAGGAATAATAGTGAAACTATTCGTAAAACTACAGATTCACGAATAGTTTATACTGCTATTTCTGTAGTATCTGGTAACAGATAATACCATCATATACTTGCACTGTATAATCATTCAGATATTCAGAATAAATAATATGGTTATGCAATCGGTATACATCATGGTATGCAGTAGCAACAGTATATATGGACCGGCCCCGCCCCAGCCGCCCGGCCCCTCCGCCCTGGCCCAGCGCCGAGCGGCAGAGCTGACCCGGGGGTGGAGGGGGGATCAGCATACCCCGGGGGGCCGATTCGTGATCCGGGACTCCCGCTGCGCCGCGCGGTCTATATCGAAACCTGCGCGCTCCGGGATGGTTTCCCCTGGCGGTTAATTTTTTTAATGGCTGGAAGGATGGTTGTATGCCGAACATCACGATCAATTACCAGCCGACGGAGAAACAAAAGATTTTCCATGCCAGCCATGCGAATGAGATCTTGTATGGCGGCGCTGCTGGCGGAGGGAAGACGAAGGCGATTGTGATGGACGCGTTGTTCCGTTGCCTGCGGTCGCCGGGGACGACGGCGTGTATTTTCAGGCGGACGTACCAGGAGCTTGAGGACACGGACATCAAGGAGGCCCAGGCGAGTTACCCGGAGGGGCTGGCGACATACAACGCGGGGCGGCATGAATACAGGCTTGTCAACGGGTCGAAGATTTTGTTCCGGCACTGCGAGAACGCGGCTGACCGGTTCAAGTATTCCGGTATTGAAATCCAGTTTATGTACTTCGACGAGCTGACGGCGTTTGAGCAGGTGGTGTACGACTTCCTGAAGACCCGTCTCCGTGCGAAGAAGGCGCTGGGTGTGACGCCGATCATCCGTTCTGCCAGCAACCCGGGGAACATCGGGCATGGCTGGGTGAAGAAGATGTTCGTTGATGCTGGGCCGTATATGTCGATCCAGACGCAGGAGATCTACAGTGAGACGCTGCACAAGTCGAAGAAGATCCGGACGCAGTACATTCCCTCGCTGGCGATGGAGAACCCCTTCATTACGGACGACTATATCTTTGAGCTGGAGCAAAAGCCGGAAGCGTTACGGAAAGCCCTCCTCGAGGGTAGCTGGAACAGTTTTGAAGGCATGGCATTCCCCGACGTGCGGATCGATGAGTCGCACTACAAGGATCGGAAATGGACGCACGTTATCGACCCGTTCGACATTCCGCTGGACTGGCCGAGGTACTTTTCCTTCGACCACGGTTACAGCAAGCCTTTTGCCTGCCAATGGTGGGCGATCCAGCCGGGAACGGGGACGGCTTACCTTTATAGAGAATGGGCAGGGGTTAAACCGAGACAGGCGAACGTCGGTCTTGAGCTGACGCCGACGCAGATCGCGGATGGAATCCTTGAACGCGAGGGAAAAGAGATCCAAGACAACCTGACGATTCTGCGTGTGGCTGACCCGGCGATCTTCGACAAGAGCCGGGGCGACAGCGTGGCAGACCAGATGGCACCGGGATACATGGGGCGGCGGCACGGCGTGATCTTCTCAAAGGGGGACCACGCAAGGCTGCCCGGGAAAATGCAGGTCCATGAGCGTCTGCGGTTCAATAAAGACGGAATTCCTGGGATGTACATTTTCAATACTTGCAAGAACTGGATACGAACTGTTCCGACACTGCCCTACAGCGAGACAAAGCCAGAGGATGTAGACAGCGACGCGGAAGACCACGACTACGACGCAATGCGGTATTTCCTCATGGATCATCCCGTGGCACCTACAAAACGACCGCCGAAGGAGTATAAACCCTTCAGCCCCTTTGACGACTGAAAAAAACCGGGCGGGACCGGCGTGCAAAATAAATTGAAAAGGAGATGCTCCTGTTCGGTAACCCCAAGGCCCGCCTGGTTTTTCATAGAGGTGATTGTATGACGGATAAAGAGAAAGAGCTGCAGGAAGAGTACTTCATGGAAGACCAGCCGCTGGACGAGGACGACAAGGCGCTGCTGGAACTGGTGTACGACCGGCTCGATATTTTCGAGGAAATGAACCGCCCGTACCATGACGAGGCGAAGCTGTGCCGGAAGATCCTGCGGCAGGATGACCCGGAACAGGACGACCCGGAGACAATGGCGCGGCACGGGAAGAAAATGCTGCAGCTGCAGACGCTGAAAAGCACGATCAACAATACCGTGGCCGACCAGATGGCTTCCATGCCGGAGGCGAAGATCCTGCCGGAGACTCAGGATATGCAGGAAATCGCCGATGACCTGCAGGACCTTGTCCACCAGGTGATCTACGGGGCGAACAACTATGAGCAGATCCACTACCGGAGGGCGGAGGATTTCTACGCCG